CGCCTTGCGGCAGCCAGGATATGGCAAAGGCCGGTTGGGTTCCGCCGCTGGGACAGCACTCAAACCAGCTTTTTCATCTGGTAAATGACCAACTGCTGCTCGTTATCCGTCGTGAAGAAAAGATTCTGCCAAAGCCGGTAATCGCAGATGAGCTGAATAAGAAAGTGTCGAAGCTGGAAAGTGATCAGGGCCGTCGCCTCAAGAAAAATGAGAAAGATTCTCTGCGCGATGAAGTTCTTCACTCCCTTTTACCGCGAGCTTTTACCCGTAGCAGCATGATCCGCATTTGGGTGAACCTTAACGCCGACCTGGTGATGGTTGACACATCGAGTACTCGCCGTGCCGAAGACTCACTTGCGCTGCTCCGTAAAACGCTTGGTTCCCTGCCCGTCGTGCCGTTGACCATGGAAACCCCTATCGAGCTCACTCTCACCGAGTGGGTGCGTAACGCTTCAGCGCCATCAGGTTTTGCACTGGGCGATGAGGCCGAGCTGAAAGCAATACTGGAAGATGGCGGCATCGGCCGCTTCAAAAAACAGGAGCTTTCCAGCGACGAAATAGCCATTCACCTCGATGCCGGCAAGCTGGTTACTCAACTTTCGCTGGACTGGCAGCAGCGCATTAGTTTCGTGCTGAGCGATGCCGCCGCGATTAAGCGACTCAGGTACGCAGACGAGCTGCGTGACCAGAACGACGATATCGATCGGGAAGATGCCGCCGCACGCTTTGATGCTGATTCTATCCTGATGACCGGCGAGCTGACTGCCCTTCTCAACAGCCTGATGACGGCGCTGGGCGGCGAAGCCCAACGATAACCCCTAAATAGTGGCCTGCCCCATGTCTATGGGTTGGGTTGCTGCAACCAAAATTCAGGCGCGGTGCAGCGCGTAATAACGGAGAACACGTAATGCCATATATTCAGACACTGTCCGGGAAACATATTAACTACACCGATATTCAGCACGACGACATCGTGATCGAGGATATCGCTACTGCACTTTCCCATATCTGCCGCTTTGCCGGTCACCTGCCGGAGTTTTACAGCGTGGCGCAGCACTCGGTGCTGGTCAGCCAGCTCGTGCCGGCAGAATTCGCCCTTGAAGCACTGCTGCATGATGCTCCTGAGGCATATTGCCAGGACATCCCGGCACCGCTTAAACGCCTGCTGCCGGATTACCAACGCGTTGAGGCTTATGTGGATAGCGTGATCCGCGCGAAGTTCGGATTACCTGCCCACCAGCACCCGACCGTTAAATACGCCGACCTTGTCATGCTCGGTACCGAACGCCGCGATCTGGATATTGATGACGGTACCGTATGGCCGGTGCTCGAGGGAATCCCGCCGACCGATATGTTTACCATCATCCCGCTTCGCCCTGGTCAGGCTTATGGAATGTTCATGGCCCGGTTCAACGAGCTGGAGGAGATCCGCAAATGCGCCTGAACATCAGCGAATTAATCCACGCGGCATACCATGCAGCACGTTACCTGCCCAAGGCATCGTCACAGTTAATCAGGGATTTGGCTGAACGACTGGATACCACCCAAGCCGCGCTGTGTGAATCACTAAAAATTCGTGATGCGCTGGCGGCTGAACGTGACGCTGTTAATTCTGACAACGCTTACTTGCGCGACCAAGTACTGTGCTGGGCTCGTGAGTGTGACCGAATAACTTACACCTACACCAACAAAGTCACTGACGCGCACCAAAGTGAGGCTGAGCAGGAGTTGGCTAATACTCTACCCGCAACGGACGCATGGGTGAACGAACAGCGGGCGGTGGGAGTAGATATGGTTGTGAAGTATCACATGGAAAGGGCAAAGGCTTTGAAAGAGGTTGACCGTAAAGGGTCATTTAATCACTCAAGTGCCGCACTGGATGCTTTAGACGTCGCAGCACAGCTTCGCGGGAGCCAGGTATGATCCATTACCACGGCGGGCCAATAACACCCGACACCTGCGCGCTAAAGGCGTGGCGAGCGAGGCATGCTTTCATCTCGTTCGCCCATGCCGGCCAGATAAATCTCGCGTCTGAATATTGTCAGTCATTTGCCCTGGACAACGGTGCGTTCACAGCATGGAAAGCAGCTGGCAAAAACAAAATCGACTGGGGTGATTATTACGAATTCGTTGCGAGATGGAAAAACCACCCTGGCTTTGACTTTGCGATCATTCCTGACGTCATCGACGGCGGCGAGGCCGAGAACGAGTCGCTACTGGATGAGTGGCCGCACGGCGCGTTTTTCGGCGTTCCGGTCTGGCACATGAACGAATCCGATGAGCGTTTTATCAGGCTATGCAATGAATATCCGCGCGTAGCAATCGGTAGTTGCGGTGACTACGACGTTAAGCGCCCAAATCTCGCCGTGGCGCGGATGAAAGACCTGATTCGCCACGTCACTGACGACCATGGGCAGCCGATTACTAAGTTGCACGGCTTGCGGATGCTTAACCCGCTAATTTTCACCAAACTGCCCCTCGCGAGCGCCGACAGTACGAACGTTGCCAGGAATATCGGTATCGACAAGGCCTGGTCAGGAGCATATGCGCCAGCCAGCAAAGAGACGCGCGCCACGCTGATGGTTGAGCGCATTGAGTCACATAACAGCCCCGGCTCGCTCGCATATTGCGAGAAACGAGACCGGTTCGACTTCCAATTACAACTGGCGGTGTGAAATGACCATGACAGCAGAACAACTGGCGCAACTGCAACCCTCTTTGGACTCGATGCTTCGCGCTCATGAGGCGTTTTACAGCACTGACAATGTGCGTGAGGCAATGCTGACGGCTTACTGAATCATGCTTGCTGACGCAGTGAAAGCGGCTGGCATCAATTTAACGGTGGAGGGGTGAGGGATATGGAAAGCGTAAATTTCAAAGTTGAGCTTATCAAAAGCGACGACTGCGTAACCCTTATGGCTCGCGGTCATGTTGGCAAAGACGATTTAATTTCTGAGGCTATCCGGCAGGGTGAGATTGACGAAGACGATCGCGAACGATTCGATAAAGCAGAGTTTTGCTCCCAAAAGTGGATGAAGGCCGTTCCGCGTGAAGGGTACACAGCCTACTACTACGAGTCACGAGAGGGTGTGCGTGGCGCTTTCAAAGCAACTTGTCTGCAATATTTGTGGTGAGGACTAACCATGACAATCAACGAACGCGTATCACCAGAAACGCTCGATAAAATTATTGAATCTGCTGATGAGGTTATTACAGCGCTGGCAGGCACTAACGAAGATGTCCACAAAAACGATAGTGCGAAGATGTGCCAACTGTGGGACGACCTGAACGACCGCCACGCCACGCCTGCGGTTGTCAAAGCGCTGGCCCGCGAGCTGCAGCAGTACCGCGACGCCGCTGAGCCAGTAGCATTTACTGAGGCACACGAAATATCGAATATGCACGCGACAGGCCTGTACCTTCGCGCGTGGCCCGCTGACAGGGCGCGTAACGAGGCTGAGGGATACATAATCCCTTTATACGCAGCCCCGCAAGTTACGAGCGTGCCTGATGGCATCGAAGCCGCCGCGCGTTGGGTTGATGCACAGCGCGAGGCTTACGACGATGAGCACGGGCGATACGACCCGGACACCGGAACTTTTGAGTTCGGAAACGACGCGCAACTGGAATACTCAGCAACGCTTGCGGAAATCGCAGAGGGCATTCGCACTTTGCGACCTGCCGCAGCGCCAGCAGTACAGGCAGAGCAGCAGGAACCTGTAAGTCATCCTTACACGTTGCCTCCACACGTTTACCGCGAGCTGGTGAATAGTTTGCGGGATACCGCTGTTAAATATCGCGACAGCCAGCAGTTACGGGCGAAAATCAGCCGCACTTTGAGCACCGCAATCGCCCCAGCGCACGGCGGCAACTCTCCGGTAATCCCGGATGGCTGGATACCGGTCAGCGAGCGGTTGCCGGAAACTGACGGTAACTACTGGGGATGGTGGAGCGAAAGCAAACGGCAGGGGCCTGTGTGGTTCATAAAAAGTGAGATTCAGGCGCAGTTCCAGAGCAGCGAGATAACCCACTGGATGCCGCTGCCAGCCGCACCGCAGCAGGAGGCGCTGGAAGTAAAAAAGTAGATCACTGTGGTATTTGTTTTGACTGGGCCCGCAATGGTTGCGGGACCTGTATTTTTAAAGAGTGACCGGGTGCAGCCGGTAAAGTGGAGAGGTAACAATGGGACAGCTTGTTGCTATCAATGAATGGGCATCTGGCCCTAACGGTTTTAAAGAGCCGATCAGTCGCGCGGCACTGCATAAGATCGCTAAGACCAGGCAAACCTACCCACCAGCAATAAAGCAGGGCCGCCGGTGGGTTGTGGACGAAGATGCTCGGTTTATAGGTTTGGTAGGCAGGGTTGAGATAACTTCAGGTATTTCAGATCAGGCCCGCCAGTTAGTGGAGAAAGCTCTCAATGGCTGCCCGTCCCAGAAAACACAATATTGATATACCTAACCTGTACTGCAAGTTAGATAAAAGAACCTCAAAAATCTACTGGCAGTACAGACATCCAGTCACTGGCGTTTTCGTCGGGTTCGGGCTGGATGCTGACGCCGCGAAGGCCGCAGCAATGGAAATGAACAGGATTATAGCTGAACAAGAAACGCAGCAGTCCTACGCGCTTATTGATATGGCAATAAAAGCAAACACAAAGAAAGAACCGGGAATTAGAGTTAATAGCTGGATCAAACGATATAACGAAATCCAACAGGAACGAGTCGACAATAAAGAACTATCTAGCAGCACCCTAAAAAGTCGAAAATCATGCGCATTAATCTTTGAAAAGAGAGCATCACATTTACGTCTGGTCGACGTTGACACAAAAATCATAGCAACAATCATTGATGAATATAAATCGAGCGGAAAAGCTCGCATGGGACAATTAATGAGAGCGGTTTTAATAGACATATTTAAGGAAGCTCAGCATGCGGGGGAGGTGCCGCCAGGTTATAACCCTGCCCTCGCCGTTAAAAACCCAATTGCTAAAGTTCAGCGCAGCCGAATGACGCTGGAGCAATGGAACTTAATATATAAGTCGGCTGAAAAATATGCCCCTTGCTTACAAAACTCTATGCTACTTGCCTTATTAACTGGCCAGCGTCGCGGTGATCTAGTCGATCTTAAATTTTCAGATGTTTGGGATGGGTACCTACACATAATACAAAATAAGACCGGTGCAAAAATTGCTTTACCATTAACACTACGCTGCGAAGCGATAGGCTTATCTCTTTCTGAAGTAATCGCGCGATGCAGGGATCGTGTCATCAGCCCTTATCTGCTTCACCACGTCAGAAAGCACTCAACCATCGATGCCGGAGACCCTGTTACTGAGGGAACTATTACGCGTATGTTTATGGAGGCAAGGAACGAGGCCAAAATCAACTGGCCAAAAGGTACCACTCCAGCCTCCTTCCATGAACAACGCTCACTGTCTTCACGCCTTTATAAAGAACAGGGAGTCGATGTTAAAACACTTTTAGGTCACAGCACAGATGCAATGAGTGAACAGTACAGGGATGATCGCGGGCTTGACTGGAAAAAATTACTCATTTAGCTACGTGAAAAACAGAGAGGTAATGCTTAGCAAATTTGTTATTTTTCGCGTAGCGTTTTGGAGAAAGTTATTGGGGAGATTTTGGGGAAAGGATTTTCTTTATATTTTACATGTAGTTACTTTTCCGCTCTTTGCTTCACAAACAGAATGCTGAATCACACGGTTAAACCGAATAATTCAGCCAGGTTTCCTGGCTGAATTTTTTGACGCAGACACTTTTTATTATAATGCCGAAATCGGTGTGGCATTCCTTTCTTACGCATTAATCAAGGGGCTATTTCAATCTCTATTCTCCCCTGCCACTGCGTATTAACCTCAACAACTAAGCACGCTATTTTTTTCACCCGAAAGTTGTATTGTAAATATCCCCGCACATGCTTAACCATTTGATAACCTTTTCAATAACTTACACATTATTCGCTAGCTAACCATGCTTTAGGCGCAGAAAATGCTTGAAAAAGAATGGAATTCAGACAAATAATTACCCATCGTCTTGCCAGTTTTGTCTCTCCTGTGCGCAATCTATCCGGGAAGATTTCACATTTATTTCAACCAGGGCATTCCCTCTGAATAGCTCAGGTTAAACCGCACCCTAAATTCACCTGATATCCATCATTATTAATTTCAAAAATAGCGAAATGATTATAAAGGAGTGGCAGCTATGAAAAATCCCTGGCGGAGACTGTTAATTATCACCAGCGTGACGAGCGGAATAGGTGTACTTATGCCTGCCGCCGCCTATGCCGCCTGTAATCCAGACTCCGCTGCGGATGTCACAGTGACCTGTAGCGGACCTGAAAGTAATAATCTTGATTATTCCATCAACGATCGCCTTACTCTTATTCTGGATAATACCAGCCAGCTCTCTTCCGCAACGGCGGAAATACCGGCCGTGAATTTTCGTTCACTCAATGGACGATTAACGAATCAGGGGTCTATCACCACCAGCGGATTTTTCAATGACGGGATTTATATCTCTTCAACCGCCGGGATCCTGGTGGATAACCAGGGTTCAATTACCGCGTCATCCAGCCAGTCAAATGGCATTCATGTGACCGAGCTGCGAGACAGTTTGCTGTCGAACCGGGGTACCATTACCACTCAAGGCAGTCTGGGAAATGGCATTTTGATTGGCGCTGGCCGCGGCGTTTTTGTGGGAAATGAAGGTCTGATCACGACTTCAGGCCCGGAGTCACACGGTATTTCCGATGAGAACGGCGCCAATAATAGCTTTACCAATAGCGGCACGATTAATACCTCGGGCGAGAACAGCGATGCTATTAATCTGGCAAGCTCAACTAACGCCACCATTATTAACAACGCTGGCGGGCAGCTCCTGTCCGAGGGCGGCAACGGTATTACATTATCCAGCGATACCAGCGCAACCATTACTAACCAGGGCATTATCAGCACTGAAATCTATGGCGTTTACCTTGGTGATGAAGCCTCCGCACAGCAGATTCTGAACAGCGGTATTATCGTCGGTGGTCTTGGCGGTATTGTGGCTGACGGTAATAGTCAGATTTCTCAGCTTACTAACCAGGGCATTATTGGTTCCATCGACGGCGACGCCATTGCCGTGAGCCCGACCAGCAGCGTCGTTAGCGGTATCGATAACCAGGGCATTATTATTGGCCGGGTTAACGCACCAGGCACTAGCATGAGCAACAGCGGCCTGTTCGATTTGCTTAACAGTAATCAGCCTTCGCAGGTGCGTGACTACGTGCAATCCAGCGGCGGCATTCTGGCACTTCAGGCACTGCCGTACTCAACGGCAATACGGTGTTAATGACACGAGGCAGCACCAGCTTCGCCAATGGCGATGTACTGAGCGATGTCGTGACCGCGTCCAGTATTGTCGGCCAACCCACTTCGGTGGTTGATGACTCCACACGCTATCAGTTTACTCAGGAACTGACCGGCACCAGTTACTCGCTGCGGATTATCGATACCGGCATTGATAATACCCGCGCCGCCGTGACCCAGACCGGGTCGCCCCACTTAACCGGCATCGCCACATCGCTGGATACCCTTATT